AACCATGAGCTTTCAATGATCTATCTATGTGCTGTTCATATCCAGACAAGTGGCTTGCCAATCTCTCATCAAGGTGTCGCGCCTGTCCTATGTATATCTGCGGTTCATTCCGTGTCAGAAAGTATATGCCACTCTTGCTGTCAATGTCTGGATTTAATTTCTTTAATCGCTGAATATTCTGCCGCTGAATGGATTTCACCCTTGCTATGTTCTTTCTGGCTTGGCTCAATAATTATCGCTTCCTTTCCTCATACATTTCACAGCAGTAGGAATACTCTGTTTCCAGGGCATATTCCTCTGCCTCCGCATTATTGCAAATCCAGTCACTCTCACCCGGAATTTCACCGGGAACATGGTATTCGCAGGTTCCGCAACATTCATTCATTTTTCACCATTCCTTTCTATTTCGTCCAAACAGGCGTTCCAACCGCTAACGTAATCAAAGTCTTCGTAAGCGTTCCTACTGTCTGATTCTAGTTTATCTGGAATCGGACGTATCTTGCACCAAACAGGCTTTTTATGTAATATATCCTCTAAATATACTTGCTCAACTTCTTCCGGCATAATTTTGCATTTATACAGACGTTCATATTTGAATTTTCCGAGACTCATATCTTCTGCGTGATAATACATAGGACAATCTACGCATGACTTTGGAATTTCGTCTAATACAATAATTCCTTTTGCCATCAAACCACCTCTTTTCAGAATATTTTCTTACATCTTCTAACGAAGCAAACGACCACATATAACCACCACATGTTTTACGCTTGTTTCTACAACACATAGAAATTCCTTGATATAATAATCCCAATGATTCCGAGGCTTCTTTTATACTTTCCTATATTTTAATTGCATTCTCACACATATCATACTGTATAATCTTTGAATTTCTTTTCAAAGCTCCTTTTCCATATTTGCAATTATATTGATATGTACACCACTCCAAATTATCAGCACTGTTATTTTCTTTGTTTTCATCAATATGGTTTACACACCTAAAATTAAATGGATTTGGTATAAATGCTTCGGCAACCAATCTATGTATTAGCACATTTTTGTTTATACCGTATTTTAATTGAATGTGTCTATATTTTCCGCTTTTAGATGGTTTCAATATATTTTTTGTTATTTTATTTCGTATTCTACCTAAACTACTTATTTCGTAAAATTCTTCCGCTCCAATAACATCTTTCCAGATTTCCAATAGAACACCTCCATTTTAATTAAATGGAAGCTCTTCCATATCTGTCGGAATTTGCATAAATCCCTCTGAATCAACCATAGCATTTTGTGTATAAGATTGTTGTACAGGATTCTGTGAAGGAGTGAAATTCCCTTCGCTTTTGCTTTCGCAGAAATAATGCTCATTCACAATGCACTCATGCGTATACACCTTCTGCCCTTCTTTATTAGTATAGGAACCTGTCTGCCATGAACCCACGATCAATATTTTCATTCCCTGGTGTAGATGTAATTGTACAAATTCCGCAATTTTTCCAAAACATACGCAATTAATAAAATCCGCACTTTGTTCCCCTTTCTTTTTAAATCTCCTATCCACCGCAAGGGTGTATCTGGCAACTGCCATTGGCTTTTCGCCTGTAGTATATCTAACCTCTGGATCACGAACCAATCTTCCCATCAAAATCACTTTATTCATCGTAATTTACTCCCTTCTTTTCTTCCCACATTTTTCTAAATCTTTCTCCTGCGGCTTCCCGCTGTTCTTCAGATACTTTTCTCGGCGGACTCACTTTTATGTAACTAATCGGTACATGGAAGTATGCTGAACCATCTTTGTTCTCTGCCATCAGCTTCACCTCGTCCGGTCTGCTTTCTGCATATCTCATCAGTTTACTTTTTAATGCCGTCCCAGACGGAACCGTAACACCTGCGTAATCCCAATCTTTTGTCCATTCAATAGCAAATTCGTTTATGAGTTTTCCTCCATATCTTTCAATGCTTTTTGTGCTTCTTTCTTATCAGACCAATACCTACCATTTTTATCAATTCTGGCTATTTCATATACAAGTAGGTCAAGAATGCTCTTTGACCTAACATGCGCATACTTTGTTCCTTTATCGCAAATGAAATAAACTGTATCGCATGGCAGCACCACCATTCTTCCATCTTTTTCGTCGGTTTCATATTTATATAATTTTTCCATAACAGCATTAATTTTCCCTTTAGACCTTGTATAATCAGTGTCTGATACCCATAACTCTCCATTTTTACCTACATTGATTAACTGTTCTGTCACTTGCTCCACCTCCCGTATTAGTCATACACCGCCCGCATTTCAGGCATTTTTTGAAATAGTCTATAATGGTTTGTCCGTCTCCTTACGCACCCTATGTCTTTTCAAAACAATAGACTTCATTGACCTATGTATCTTTTCTGAAAGTTCTCGGTCATTAATGGTTTCATCAAATAGCATTTGGATTTCATTTTCTGTCCAAGGTCTTGGAGCATATTTAGCTGTCTGTTTGTAATATCTTTTATTGTAGTTTCTAACAGTTTTTCTCCATTTATCTATATCAGAATAGCCTTCTTTTCTAAATGACATGTTTCCTCCCTAAAACAAACCTCATAACTCAATCCAATTACCGCAAGAATCTTATCAATGGTGCTTTTGCTTGGCTCTGTATCGCCTTTCAACAGCTGACATATGGTAGAACTCGGCATATCGCACTGTCTGGCAAATTCCCGCAGACTCAAATTGTGTTCTGCTATGTATTTTTCGATTGATGGGTATTTCATTGGTTATTCCTCAATTTCATAACAATCTGGGTGGTACTGCAATAGTAACTCAATCTTGTGTTTCGTTCCTCCTAGTTTAATGTAATGGTAATAGGTTCTTGCAAGACCATTATCATCTGTAACCATTTCCCCATGTGTCAATCCCCAATAGAATGAACAGTTTTCGTTACTGAAAATATCTTTTCCATCATTGTATCCATAGACGCAATATTTGTTAAAATGATTATTTGTTTCTGCTATCTCGGATTCTGTAGCCTTGTCCACATAAGATTTCAAATAATCAAATCTCTCAATCTCTAAAAGTTTGTCCAAAGACATTTTAGGAATGTTCTTGTCTACAAGTTCCTTTAATTTTTCTTTGACCATTTCTGCATTATTAAAATCAAACATCAAACCTCATTTCCTCCAACTTCTTAATTTGCTGTTTCAAACTCGCGATTTTCTTCTGGCGCATTTCTTCAGCATCTTTAATAGCTGAACTTTTAGATACACTGTAATCAAGTATATTCATTAGCCTAAACATACCTAATTTTGTACCGATGTATTTAGGGATTATGATGTATGTCCTATATGTCAACTTAAATGCAAGAGCCTCAATAATCCCATCTGTCAGAGCATATTTTGTAATCCAGACTTTCATTTTTATTTGTTCCTCCCTAAAACGGATATTTACTAAGTAATCAACTTGAATCTTTTTCTGTTTCTTTTTGCCCCGTAATCTGACATGATAAAATTCTTACAATTCATTTTCCTGCAAACTGTATGATTGGATTCCCCAGTATACTCCCGACATTCATCACAAATAAAGCAAGGTTCATCTGCGACTTCTTCCAGTTTTACCGTATTGTATAATTCCTCGACATTATGGGTGCAATACCGGCAAAGACAATTTGCACAAGGAATAAGTGGATTTTTAATCACAGGCAGTATCTGTTCAAACAATGTTTCTTTTTTCGGCTTATCCTTTTTCTGTTCTGAATCAAATAAACTTAACTGTTCGTACATAGATAGTTCCTACCACGGATATTTACTTAATTTCAGTCCCATTCCGGCTTTTGCAACCGCAATATTACACCACTTCCCGGCAACTTCCTGTATCTGCTTCTGCATTTCCACTGGGTCTGCGTTATCTCTCGATAAGTGGCAGAGAACCACATTTCGCAAGTCTGTGGTTTTATTTACCTCAATGATTTTCTTCACGGTTGATAAACTACTGTGCCCCTTTAGAACATGTGAATATTTCGCTGAATTTCTATCTACCATATCGTCCATGTGATTACATTCGATAAGAAAATGATTGATTCTATATGATGTAAAGCGGTATGGTAAATACTCAAAATCAGTACAATAAAGCAATCTTCCCATTTCCTCATGCTCAATCAAGAAACCAAAGTTCGGTGTCCCGTCATGAGGAAGATAAAATGGAATAACAGAGAAACTTCCTATGTCAAATGGTATTTTCTCAGGTTTTCCTATCATCTTCTCGCCAGCGACAATCTCAAAATGTTCTTCTGCTTCATCGTTAGTGTAAATTGGTATGCCGTTTTGAAGTAGCCATTCGTAACTTTTAGAATGGTCTCCGATCAACCATGCTCATGTGATAGCAACGCAGCTAATACGTTTGAAATTTTATAAGAAATTCCCTGTAAAATCTTCTTGTATTTACATCCAAAATCTAAAAGAAGAATCTCACCATTCTCCGAGATCAAAGCGTAACAATTTCCATCCTTTGAGCCTGTCGATATAATTTTCATGAGCATTATTGAATCACCTCACTTTCATTTGCAATTTCCGATCAAATTTTCCAGCTTATTTTTTGCTCTCACGTACACTCATAAAACCCCTTCCACCTTTCTACGAGTTCGCAATTAATGATGTCGGTAGCCATTATATGCCTGAGTCTATGATCATTTGTTGCTACAGTAAAATTACCCCCAAATGTGTTAGTTTCCAAAAACATTATTCTACCCTCAATGATTTCTTCATTGGCCCTACTAACTTTTACAATGTCAAACTCGTTAAATATTTGGCTATTAAAATATAAATTCTTTTTCACAAATGCCTGGCCTCCATCAGGCATATCTTTTTCTTCTATTATTGGACATATCGGACACCAATCTGATTTCTTCTCTCTTGGTCCAAATGCAAATACATCTTTATGTGCTACTTTACAGTACCCATCGGAATTACAATATTCACATTTTATACAGCTTTCCGGTACATCCACTACAATAATTCCTTTTGCCATTAGTACACCTCCGTATATTGGTCGCAGTCTCCTGTGCAGGTTTCATATCCGAGAGGACATACGTCAATATCAATCGGACTTCTTTTTTCCTCATCTGCTTCGCACATTGCGCCATCTGGCAGACAATACACCCAGACACCATTTTGAATCATTTTCATTCTGCGCCTCCTAATAATTCGGGATTGTCGAAAATATTCCCCAACACCTTTATTTCGTGGTTATATATCACATTTCCGGTAAGCATAAAGTGAATTGATTTATTCCTCAGTCGATACCCGTATTTATTTCCATTGTTGATAAACTCAACCACATAATTTCGTCTATATTTTATTGGCTCCGGAAAGAACAAATCTCCCTCTAATGGATTATCTTCTGGATATTTCTCGTGTTCGCAAGAAACAATATCATTCTCCCAAATCCGCTTACCGTTCTTGTCTTTCAATCCCGTGTACTGGCAGAGGGTTTCGGGGTCGATAACTACCTTAATACGCTTTTTTTCGGCATAATATTGGATAACCACTCCGTAAGGCTCATGGATAACTTCCCCTTCCACCCACCATTGCTCTTTTGGTAGCTCCCGCCAGTCCTTACGCTTGGCTTTAAATAAGATTTCTCTGCTCATTCACATTACCTTTTCTTTCTTCCTTTATCTACGTTCAATTTGCAATATCCGTACTTGCAGCCTTGAATCATACTTATTTTTCCTGCGTAAAATGATGTTATCATTGATCGTGATTTATGATATTTGCACCTATGATTTTTGCACTCCATGATTATCTCTCCTCGAAAAATTCTTCCCGTTCCCTCAGACGTTTTCCGTCTGGACCTTCCTGTGACTTTTGCGGAATAACACCAGAATGTAAAATTTCAATCGCACGATTTTTCTCAATATATTTCCCATACACTGGATATTCGCTTACAACAAATTCCATCTCGTTTTTCAACGCCTTGGAAACTGCTTCCACATCATATGCAGTCGGCACTTCTTCGAGAATACAGCTTATATCATCATTCAGTGTATTATCTTCATTTGTGTGCTTGTCTACCGCTTTTATTACATCCTTTTCGTTAAGTAGTCTCATTTTCTTCGACTTCTGCTTCTCGCTAGCCTCCCGGCACTCTTCCACGGTTCCGATCTCCCGGTACTGCTGTATTTCTTCGAGGGCTTGGATTGCCATTTTCATACTCTCTTGCCTCTTTATTCGGTACGCTAATGCTAAATCACTTTCTTTTTCAAAATACTTGCAATATTCAAGTATATCAGTAATTACTCTTAATTCATCTGACAATTCTTTGGCTGCTTCTTTCTCAGTCATTCCTTTACACCGTCCTCTCCTGCTCGTTTATTCCATGCTCGAATAGCTATATTTCTATCTTGATTGTATTCGGTTGTTGCATGACATTTTTTACAACTCCCCGCAAATCCTCTCATTTTCCAACCAACGTCCAAAAAATCCTCACAAATCTCATGTATAAATGCCTCGCCTCCACAAAACGGACACGGCTTTAATTTAATTTCTCCCACACTTAAACACCGCCTTTCTCGACAATCTCTATCGCCTTATTAAATACGCAAGCCATACAATCATTTTCTCTACATTCTTCTCCGAAGCAGTCTTTACTTGCAGGTGATAGCATAATCTGTTTACATTTGTCCAGTTCCTCAATCACCTTTTCCGTGTCAAAGGCGGCAGGCTCATCCATAATCATGTGCTTTAATGCTGTTCTTTCATTTAGCTGTGCAACATATCTCGGATATGCATGGCTTGTTGTTGGCGTATCTAAAACTCTATTCCTTGCCAATTCTTCAAACTCTGTTATCTTGTTATATAATTTTTCTGCACTAATCAGCTTGTCCATCTTTTCTCCTTTCCGGGCGGTATGGCTCGTGAATTCGCCATGCGACAACATTTTTGATGGCATCAAGATATTTGTCCATCCATTTGTATCCATCGTAATATCCATGTATATATTCCACGGTATCTGTCATATATGCAATTTCTAAACGTTTAAGCCACGGGATTCCCCTGCTGTCCCCGCCACAATATTCCTCCTTATCCGGCATCCTCTTCTCGCACGGTATCCAGCCGTCATTCATGTGCTTGCGGATGATGTCTTTTGCTCTATTCATCGTTTTTTCGTACAACTTCCATCCAGGTGTATCTTCCAAGTCTTCGCATATTGCACGTTCCTTTGCAATTTCCTTATCTATCTCTTCCAGAATCTTCTCTAATTCCTGCATGTCAGTCCTCCCTATTTTCTGCTCAAAAACGTCCGCAGCATCCGCTCCCGGTAGTCCATTTCTCTTATTCATGATTCCCTCATCTCTCTTTCTGGCTGTCGATGAACTTCTGCGACATAGCTGCTACTTGGATTACTTCACAGGCAAGATTGATAGCCATGAGTTTTAATCTGCCCGATATAATTACGGACATCTTATTGTCAGATTTAACACGACTCCACAAGGCTTCAAACTGTATTTCTAAGTTTTCCATCTCCTGTTTGCATTCTTCAATTTCCTCAAAAATCACCGCTGCACCCTCATGGTCTGACCGGAACATCGGAAATTTCTGATTTGCTGATTTCAGTTCCTTTTCTACCAACTTCTCTACATCCGCTCTTACAGCGTCCATTATGATTCCTCCCAAATTTCCTTTCTCAAATCTACTACACGATACCTCGCATGGAACTCCCGCTTCGTCGCCCATATACCATTTCTAGGATTAGAACACAGAAAACTTCTACAAATCTGCGGCCTTACTTCATAAGCCATACATTTCCGTTCTGCGTCATTCCGCAGAGGACAGGTCATGTCAATGGTAGGCTCAACCGTTGGCATTAAATGTTTCTGTGGTTTAATATGATGTTTCTTGACGTACCGCTTAATTTCCTTTAATCCCTTTTCTGACATAGGAAGAAAGTTTGAACAGCATTGTCCACACTGACTGCACTTCCCGTCTTTTGTGAAGTCATAAACACCATGTTCCATATCCTTAATCATTTGTTCGATTGTACCGATCATAGTGGTAACTCCAATTCATTTACGTGAAACAAATGTCCAAGCATACCAATCTTCTCATAAAGAACATCATTACTGAATGTCGGTACACCGTTGTTTTCTCCAAAGAATCCAGATCGCATAGCGTATTCTAATGCCGCCGGATTCCCGTTTGCATTCATCCATGAGCATCCAATGACATTCTCGCACCAGTCCTCAATGGTAAAATCCATTCCACTCATGTCTCCGACCTGTAGTCCTTCTCCTACTCCATTCTTAATTTTTACTGTCTTTCCTGCATATTTAAACTTCTCTTTCATTTATTCACCTCACTATTCAGCCAGTCTTTCATGCTTCGATATAAAGAAAGATACTGCTCATAATTCTGTTCAAATAAGTCTCTGTCATAATCTTCCTGTATTCTTCCAAGCAACATTTTTACCGCCGCAATATCAACTGGGTCTGTATCTCCTGTTATCTTTGATAACTTTTCTTTGTTTGTCATTCTTCCTCCCTGATATATGAATACTCACCATTTATCCATCCGTCCTCAAAATCAATCTTCTGTTCGGCATGTTTTACAAGTATCGCTTTATCTGCCACATCCGACCAATCCATATCATTTTTCGCCCAGTCTGCAAACTCAAAATCATCCGTGTCAAACCAATGAATCATTGCGTCAAAGTTTTCCTGATAATTTTCTCCACGATTTTCGTAGTATTTTGCGTAATTGTCAGCAATAACTTCCGCTGGAACTCCGTACTGATCGCCGTTTGACATTGTTACTATGTATAATCGTTTCATCCCTCTTCATCCTCCCAACTGTCATAATTCCTACTTACACTCACCGAATACCAGAAGTGCTTTCCGCAGCTCTCACATTCTGTCCAACACATATCTGCACTTATCTGATCTGGCTCATGTGTTTCCTGCACCGCACCGCAATAAGGACAAATTAAATCTTCGTTCATCAATAAAAACCTCCTGTTACGGGCCGAACATTACTAAAATACTTACAATTTACTGGTGGCAAATTTTCAATTTCTTTTGCCATTTTAGTAAGATATTCCAATGTCGGTTCCTGTTCTGTATTAAATGATATAACCACCGCAAAACCAACATTTTCAACTTTTGCCGCCGCTTTCATAATTTTATCTGTTCTTATATCTCGCTGTGTGGCTCTAAATTTAACAGTGTACATTTTTCTCCTTTCAAATCCCGGCAGAACCATATATAAAGCACGTTCACTTATTGGCTCAAACTTTCAACCGCCAGGCAGATTATATATTTTTAAAAAACACCAGTCCCCAAACATAAGACAAATAATCTATTGTTGTTTTGTAATAACCCGTTTTCTCTCCATTCGACATTTCTCCGAAATTTACATAGCAGATATAGACTCCCATGCTCCGTATTATTCCAGGCAAATCATTCGAATGAAAAATCCACCCTTTCATAAACTGCGTCGCTGAATGACAAGAGAATTCTTTCCCGTTTGCGTATTCATTAGCTTGTTTTTCTGTCATATCGTAAAGAAATGCGCCAGATGGAGTAATCATTGCAATCATTCAACAGCCTTCATGAAGTCAGGAAGCTGCTGTTCTTTCTTCTCTGACTTAACTTGCTCCTTTTCCCTTTTCTGGCCAACTACATCAACAACCTTTTTCAGTTCCGGCTTTTCCTCAATTTGGGCCGGGGATTCAATTACAAATTCTTCTTTGTTGGAGTTTTCGCTAATTTCTGCTTCAACTTCTGCAACAATATCTGAATCATTATCCACGTATCGAACTGTTCCATCTTCATCCAGAACACCCATATCGGCTTCATACGCTCTCTGCATTTCAATACTCATGATTCCCCACTTACTGATAAGTTGGCGAATCAAAGTTTTCTTCGCCATAGCGTCGAAATTCTTTGTCCAGAATGTATAAGATGTATTTTTCCTTAAATCGCTTGCATATCCTTTTGAATATGTCTTTGCATGTTTTTCCATCTGCTCCTTCGGCCAATACAGTTCCTTCCGAAAACCATTTGTCAGTTCAAACATCCCATAATATCCAACAACCGGAAGTTCTTGTCTTTTTTCCATATCCAGAACTGGGTTCATTCCGAATTCTTCTGTAATAGGATTAAAAAATCCAACTTCTCCGTCCTTTACATCAGATACAACTATTTTTCGATATTGTCCGCTTCTAATGGCAAGCTGGATATATCCTTTATATCCAATCTGAAATTGAGCTTCATTCACTTTCACTTTTGTTTCGCGTCCTGTTTTGGGGTCTGTAACCATTTTGTTATTTTCATACGGAACCATATAAAATTGCCCCAACTGCGGACTTGGTGTAAGCTGCAATGATTCCCCTAAAAGCGCCGCCGAAAAGATACTTGCATTTGTACATTTTTGTAAGTTTGCATTAGTTTGTACCGCCGATACGACAGAAGAAATAAAGCGTGTAGCGTTTTTTTCTCCCACTACATTCACAATCTGCTCTTTTACTTTTTCATTGCTCAAATATCCTGTGATACCTACTTTTACCGGTTTTTGCTGTGCTACTACCTGTGTGTTTTTGTTCTCTGCCATTTTCTATTCCTCCACTTCTTCAATTTCAAATTCGTTATCACCATATTCCGCATCTTCACAGGAATAGTCATCCAAAACAAAGTTAAGGTGATCTGTGTACCCCTCATTTTCCAATTTGTTCAACGCATCCTCTTTCGATTCGGCTTTGATTATTCCTTCTCGATGGC